GCTACTAATGAAGAAGTTCATAATCATATTAATAACAGTTGGAATGTTCAGATAAAGGAAAGAAAAGAGAGGCAACTTGAACATGATTGGAGACCTCGTAATATATTTGATGATGTAGATTCAGATTATGAGAAGTTTAAGAATGATGCGAAGAAAGAAGTTTCGTATCTTGTAAAGGAATTTGAATGTAAGAAATCTGCTTCAGCATATGCTCGTGCTGCTACATCTCGTACAGGAGTTCTTGATACTAAGAGACTTCATAGTTATAGATTTAGTGAAGATATCTTTAAGAGAGTTACGGTTCTTCCTGATGGTAAGAATCATGGATTGGTCTTTATATTGGATTGGTCTGGTTCTATGGCAGAAGTCATGGAAGATACTATTAAGCAACTTTATAATCTAATTTGGTTCTGTAAGAAAGTTCAGATTCCTTTTGAGGTTTATGCATTTACTAATGAGTGGATGAGAGGAGAGTATTACAAATATAAGAAATACTATGAAGAAAAGGAATATGTATTTAAAATTGAAGAGAATTTTTCTTTAATGAATTTATTTACCAGTAGAGTTAGTGGTAAGGAGTTGGATGACCAGTTAAAAAATATCTGGAGAACTGTTGCTACTTTCCGTGGTCGTGGATGGTATCATTATCCTGAAAGATTATGTCTTTCTGGTACGCCATTAAATGAAACATTAATTTGCCTTCATAAAATTCTTCCTCAATTCCAAAAAGAAAATGGTGTTGAAAAAGTTCAGTGCATTATCTTGACTGATGGTGAAGCAAATTCTATTCCTTATCATAATATGGTGCATCGTTCATGGGAAGACGATCCACGTATGGGAGTAAGAGGTGTTAATGGGCATTCTTGTTCTCTAAGAGATCGTAAATTAGGTAAACTTTATAATATTGGTTATAGTTACTGGGATTTTACTGATACTCTTATTAGGAATTTGAGAGATAGGTTCCCCAATACAAACTTTATTGGTATTCGTGTTCTTCCAAAGAGAGATGGAAAGTACTTTATTAACAGATATTATAGTCAATATGATAAAGAGTATGATAGAATAGTAAGTGATTGGAGAAAGTTTAAAACTTTTACCATTAAAAATAGTGGGTATGATGCATACTTTGGTATGAGTGCAGACTCTCTTTCTGAAGAGGCAGAGTTTGAACCTAAGTCTGATTCAAAGGCAGATATCAAAAGAGCATTTGTTAAATCCCTAAAGACTAAGAAACTTAATAAAAAAGTTCTTGGTGAATTTATTGAATTGGTGGTGTAACTATGATTAAAGAATGGATTAAAGAAATTCCTAATTGGGAAGAAGAGTATCTTAAAATGGATATTAGTCTTTCCATTAGGCAAAAAGAACTTCTTAAAGGAGACCCTATTAAGTCTAATGAAGGGATGGTTTATGGTCAGATGTATAGGGACTGGAAAGATCGTAAAGGTATTGTATGGGATAAATAGAAAAAAGTGTAATATAAGATGAGGACCTTTAAGGAATTTTGCTCTCAATTAGATGAGAGCAGTCTAAGTAGAATCAAATCTAAGTCTGATAAGGGTGGGATGGCAATTATCTCAGGAAGTCGTGATGACAAATCATCTAAAGAGAATAAAGCAAGAGCAAAACAATTAGATAGGGATATAAGAGGTAAGGGACTTCCTGGTGCTACTAAGGTAACTGGAAGATGGACTGAGAAGGATGATAAGACTGGTAAAGAAACCAAAGTCAAAGAACGTAGTCACGTTGTCACTTCTGGTAAGAAGGGAAAGAGGGCATTTAAGAAAGATATTAAAGCACTGGGTAAGAAGTATGGTCAGGATGCAGTGTTGACACAAACCAAGAAGACTGGTACACTATCGGCAACAAGAAAAGGTGGATTAGGAAAGAAACCCAAGAATAAGAGACCTGTAGGGTCAACAAAGACCGTGGGTGTAGGAAAGATGAGACCAGGTAGATCCTCATCAGATGGTGATACTAAGATTAAAAACAAGACCTTTACTTATGAAAAATGACAAACAAAACCTATGACGATTCCAATTGGAGAGAAGAGTATAAGGGTTATACTTCATCCAAATATGAGTTAGATTTACTTGAGAATGGTCCCAAGAGTCTTGCATCTAGCTGGATGATGGGAGCATTACATAACAAGTGGAAAAAGATGAAGGGGTATCGTGAGCCTGAGCCTCCTGATGTATCCTCCTCTTTAGGAGAGTTTTTTGAAAAGCAAAAGACAATTAAATAAGTGTCCACTGGGGGTCCACAAGACCCCTTTTTCGTGTAATATAGGTATATTGAAACGAACTACATTATGACCTTTGAGATTAAAATGACTAAAGAAGAAATTATTGAAGGTTTGAGAAGCACATATGGTAAAGAGTTTACTGCTGCAGATGTTCGTGGATTCTGTGCTGCCAATGACATTGCTTATCAAACCGTCACCAAAAAACTTAAACCATTTAATGTGGGAAGGGGGAAGTGGAACCTTGAAGTTACCACTAAAGCTGTAGAGAACATTGAGAAATCTTTCAGTGCTCCTGCTGTTGAACCAGTTCAAACACAGAATCTTGTACCAGAAACCGATTCAACTTTTGTTAAGTTTGGTTCATTTAATGATGTCAAGAATATCATTAAATCTAAGCAGTTTTATCCTACATTCATTACTGGTCTCTCAGGTAATGGTAAGACATTTGGTGTAGAGCAAGCATGTGCTCAACTTAAGAGAGAACTTATTCGTGTAAACATTACTATTGAAACAGATGAAGACGATCTTATTGGTGGGTTTCGCCTTGTTGATGGGGCAACTGTTTGGCATAACGGACCTGTCATTGAAGCACTCGAACGAGGGGCAGTCTTGTTACTCGATGAGGTTGACTTGGCTAGCAACAAGATACTATGCCTCCAACCCATACTTGAAGGGAAAGGCTTGTTCCTCAAGAAAATCGGTAGGTTTGTTAGACCTGCGGTAGGATTCAATGTAATTGCAACTGCAAACACAAAGGGTAAAGGTTCTGACGATGGTAGGTTCATTGGTACTAATGTACTTAATGAAGCATTCCTTGAAAGATTCCCTGTAACTTTTGAACAGGATTATCCAGCACCTTCTGTAGAGAAGAGAATTCTTGGTGGTGTTGCTTCAACTCTTGGTGTTACTGATACAAACTTTATTGCAAGACTTGTAGACTGGGGTGACATTATTCGTAAAACATTCTATGATGGAGGTATTGATGAGATTATTAGCACTCGTCGTCTTGTTCACATTCTACGTGCTTATTCCATATTTGGGGATAAGATGAAATCAATTCAGGTCTGTGTAAACAGATTTGATGATGAAACTAAAGAAGCATTTCTTCAACTATATGATAAGGTAGATGCTGATGTAGATCTTGACAAGTTAGAGGATAAGATGTATGATTAACTCATGGAGTCTACTTTATGACGAAATTTATGGGGATGATGAAATGAATGATGACAATAGAATAACTGCTTTGGAAAGTGATGAGTATGATCCTAAACCAGAGTCTACGTTTGTAACATCATTAGAAAGTGATGAATATGATCCTATCATTACTACTGGAACTGGTAATACTGCAGTATATACTGTAACAGCACCAGATACAGAACATTCTGATGCATGGTTTGATTACAAACGTAATGACCCTGACAGAGAGAATCCTTTTACTAACCCAGTAGATAGAGCAAGAGCAGACTATGTTGTAGGATTATCAACTGAATCTGTTAATTTAGCTTCTTTTGATATGCCTTACGAAAATATTAGTATTGATACTAGTAATTTTGATACATATTCTGGATCTGAGACTCTGAATATTAGTCTTCCTGATGATTATCCATCAGCATTTACTGCACTTTCTGATAATGATGATTCAATTGCACATCATATTACTACTCCAACACCTGGAATAGAATTGGATAATCCCAGAAAATATAAAGAAGATGAAGCTATCAAGGCTCTTCAGGATTATATCTCTACCACTTATGGTGGACACTATACTTCTAAACAAAACAACGTCCAGACACTTGATCTTATTGAGTCGGTAGGAGATGCAGAATCTTTCTGTCGTTCTAATGCAATTAAGTATCTAAGTCGTTATGATAAGAAGGGACAAGCAAAAAGAGATATATTAAAAGCATTACACTATACACTCCTACTATATCATTTTAGTGGGCAACTCAATGAAACTCCGACCCGTGGTTATGAAACTTTCTGAAAAAACTCTTTCATTTTTAAAAAACTTTTCGACTATTAATCAGTCAATTCTTTTTAAGCAAGGAAGTAGTCTTCGTACAATTAGTGTTATGAAGAATATACTTGCTGAAGTAACTATTGATGAAGAGGTTCCAAAGGATTTTGGTATCTATGATTTGAGTCAGTTTCTTAATGGATTATCTTTGCATCAAGACCCTGAATTGGATTTTGCTAATGATAATCATGTAGTAATCAAAGAGGGGAGAATGCGTTCTCAATACTTCTTTGCTGATGCAAGTGTTATTGTTACTCCACCTGACAAAGAAGTTACTTTACCAACTGAAGATGTTTCTTTTGAATTAAAGACTGAACAACTTGATAAGTTACTTAAGGCAGCAGCAATCTATCAACTTCCTGATTTGGCAGTTGTGGGTGAAGCAGGAGTGGTAAAGGTTGTAGTAAGAGATAAGAAGAATGATACTTCTAATAGTTTCTCTATTACTGTAGGAGAGACAGATGCAACATTCTCATTTAACTTTAAGGTAGAGAATATTAAGATACTTCCTGGAACTTATAATGTAGTTGTTTCTCAGAAGTTACTTTCTCGATTTACAAGTACAAGTCACGATCTAACATATTACATAGCATTAGAACCTGATTCTACTTTTGAATAATGAAACGTTGGTTTGATTTAAAACACCCTACTCCTTGGCATAAGAATCCAGAAGATGATGATTACATCCCTTCTGGTCCTGAGTGGTACAAGAAGGGAAGTTTCCATAATAAGGTTGGAATGTGGATTATGTGGATCTTCTTCGGAATTGTTATTATACAAGTGCTTCATGCATTTACAGTAGTACCATTCTTTCCTGTTCCTTTTTCAATCTTATTGGGGTTGGCATTTATTTGTTATGTTGCTTGGAGGGCAAGTTGAAATTAACTCAAGATGTGATTGATAAAATTCAAGAAGCAATGTTACACACCAAAATGAATGGTGATGTAAATTGGCAAGACGGTGATGAGATTGATGTATGTTTGGGAGGAACCTTTGCAGGAGATAAATTTATCAGTATAATAAACA